TTTATTTAAGCGGGGCTTCCTATAACACTATAACCAATTTAAACAATGTAAATAATAATACGGTCAACGGATTAACTTTTTTTACGAACGCAAATTATAATATTTTAACAAATCTTATAAATTCAAACAATAACGGAACATACGGCATTGGTTTTTCTACTTCTGTTGGAAACACAATAGGGACAATAGTCAATGCTAATAGTAATATTAATCGCGGTTTATATCTTGACGCCAGCAACGTTAATAATATAACGACATTATCAAATGCCAACAATAATGGGGTGAACGGAATTGCGTTAAATACTTCTTTTAATAACATAATAAACACAATATCTAATTGTGATAATTCTGGCACTGGGGCTGGAATACAATTTACTAATTATTCAAGTGAAAATATTTTGTCCATTTCCAATTTAAACACTAACGGAACATACGGCCTTAACTTTTTAAGTGGTGCTTGCAATAACTATATAAAATTATTATCAACAACAGGCAATTCTTCTGGCAGTATTAATGCTCCTTATGGAAAGAATTATATTTATAATGCCACAATAGCAGAAGCCACAAAAGTGGATGGTTTTACTTCGTTTGTAAATTCTAATATATTTATTACTAAACTTAACGGAAATTATTCTGCGATATATACAGACGGCGGGACTATAATTTCTCAAGCGTCAACACTAACAAACGGCTCCGGAACAGAATGGAAGCTAACAACCGTAACTAACACCAATAGACAATTAAATTATCCACTTAAATTAACCATTGCAAAAATTGCCGTGGTTGCAAATAAAGAAGTAACCGTTACCTGTTATTTTAAAAAAGGCCACGCCACAAATATCGGCGCAAGATTAGTATTCCCAGCACAACTCGGAGAGGTCGAACATTATGCAGACTGTCCAAACGATACCAATGAGAATAATTTAAGTATTGCGTTTACGCCGACTGAAGCGGGTGTGATAGAAATAGAAGCCTGGGCTTATTATATAGCCGGCCACTCAACCGTGATTGTGGACGCAATAACAATAGACCAAGCAGCATAATATGGCACTACCAAACAAAACTGATTTAGTAAAAATGGATTATGCCTACCAAGGCCAACCTTTTGTAAATGTGCCAGCCAAATCAAGCATCGATTTAACGACGATGGACTATGCCTATCAGGGTCAACCATTTGTCGGTAACAGCGCCGGAACATCAATAGTAACCAGAGACGTTACGGTGCAAGCAAAGGCGAGAATAAAAATAATCGGAAACGACAAAACTACTCAAACAAAAGCGAGAATTAAACTTTTAACAAACCGGACAATTCAGGCCAAAGCTGATATTAAAAAGTTGGCAGTAGAACAAACCATACAAGCCAAAGCAAAAATAGAAAATAACGTAACGACGACCATTCAGGCAAGAGCCAATATTAAAAACAGCATAAGCCGAAGCGTCCAGGTAAAAGCGGACATTAAAAAAACGAACATCGAGCAAACGGCGAGCGCCAAGGCGAGAGTTTTGAAAAGCGCAACGGAAACGGTGAGTGCGAAAGCCAGATTAAAGAAGCTAACAAGCGTAAGCGCTGAAGCCAAGTCGCGCATTAAAGTCTTAGAGAACGAGAAAACCATTCAATCTAAAGCCAGCGTTAAGCAAACCGGAATAAGTCAAGACGTATCGGCGAAATCAAGAATTAAAAAAATTGCGATAGCGGAAACCGTATCGGCGAAAGGACGAATAAAAACAATAAGCGTATCAAAAACTGTAGGCGCCAAAGCCAGGGTTAAAAAAACAGAAACGAAGACCGTGCAAACAAAGGCGCGCATTTTAAAAATAGCCAGCCAGGTAATTGAGTCCCGAGCGAGAATAAAAAAATTAAATATCGCAAAAACTTTTCAAGCAAGAGCGAGAATGAAGCGAACCGAAACTGTAAGTCTTGGAGCTAAGGCGAAGATTATAGCCAAAAGCGAAATAAAACCAATCGGAACGATAATCGATAACTCAGTACCCCGCGGAAACATAACGATATTTATTCCCAGCGGAAAATTAAGCAATCAACTAACAACGCCTGCGGGCAGATAACAATATGAGAACTATAAACTTAAACAACTCGGAAATAACGCGCGACAAACCGTCCTCGTTTTTAAAAGACGACGCAAGCGCCGGGGCGCTAACTCTAACAATAGACAGCATTGTCGGGTTTGCGATTAATCAACTGATAGTAATAACAGAACCAGGAAACGAAGACGTCGAAATAGTTAAAACTCACGCCGCCACAGCACCGAGCGGAAACACCGTGACGTTAGCGGCAGCTACAAAGTTCGACCACTCTCAAGGAATGAAAGTTTATATTATCGACTGGGACCAGGCAGAATTTAGCTACGGCACGGGAAGCGTTCCGACGGTCGTTTTAGGAACCGTAAATCTTCAGGTAGAGCAGTTAGAAACCAGATATACGGATAGCACATATTCATCGGGAAATTATTTTATAAGATTTAAAAACTCGATAACGGGCGCATTTTCAGATTACACCGACCCGATACCATGGGGTGGGTTTAGTGAAGACTCCGTGGGAGCCATTATCGCCTATGCTCTAAAAAGAAATAAGACAGAATTTACAGACAACGTCGATCACGAATTTTGCATAGCCGAAATTAACGCCTGCTTAAAAATTATAAGAGGAAAACTAAAAAAATGGCACAGCCTGCAGTCATTTGACTACGCGCTGGGAACGACATCTCGGGGTGTAAATAAATTCACTTTGCCGAGCGATATGTGGCAGTACTCTAACAAGTCAGTCCTTTCAGTAAGAGTGGGGCTCGGTATGCCTCTAAGCTACCGCGACCAAATCGAATGGGACGAAGAGATGGCTAAATTAGCGAAGACCACCCTGGCATTAAATGCGGCGATAGGGGCCGTAAGCGCGACTCTATCAAGTACTGATGATTTTACCGACTCCGGAAGCGTGATGATAAAAGGACAAGTGATAACATATACGGCGATCGACAGAACAACAAAAATAATTTCCGGCATTCCGGCTTCAGGCGTGGGATCAATAACCGCCAACCTAACAGCCGGAGACGCCGTCTGGCAAGGAGACTACGAGGAAGGCGAAGCAACAATTTTTAATGTCTCAGGCGGCGAGCTTTATATCTGGCCAATGCCGTCAGCTTCAGAAATTAATCGTCGGGTTATTTTAGATTATTGGAAAGAAGCCCCGACCGTAGAAACAGACGGCGACACAATTGATATTTTAAGATTTGATATGCTTAAGTACTGGCTGACCTGGGCAATAAGAGCGCAATTAAAAAACGACGGCATGCGAGACGCCGCTGACGGAGATTACGGATTATTTAACGAAGCGCTAAATGACGCCATAAAAATAGAACTAAGAACCCACGGCAACAAGTATAAAACCCGCCCGCAATTAAATCAGATAAAATTCTAAATATGAAATTAGCTAACCAACAACTAAGAGACGTATCCGAAGGACTCATCCAGAAAGTAGATATGAGCATTTTGCCTGTGAACTCAGTCTGCATGGCGGTCAACTTAGTTTTTGATGACATCCTGGGCCGGGCGGTGCTAAGAAAAGACCGAACGCAACTCGGCGCGCAGATAACCGATAACAAAAACTGCCTGGGATTATACCAGCACATAACCACGGCCGGCGTGAAGGTGCCATTGGCCGTTTTTAACGCCGTAGGAGACGCAACGGCTGTATTATCGAAATATACGACTAACGCCTGGTCAAACGCCAAAACAGGGCTCACCAAAGACCTAAAAATGCGCTTTGAGACGCTTTTAGACACCACGGTGGCAGTAAATGGCGCAGATGCCATTTCAAGCGCTGACGGAGCCAGCTGGGTGACAACCGGGGGGAATCTGGACGTCGGCAATATGCCCAAAGGGACGATGGTAAGAGAATGGCAAGATAAAATTTTTACAGCCGGAGTTTCAGGAGACCTGGACCGGGTTTATTTTTCCTCTACACCCACCGGGGGTGCTGTAAGCTGGACGGCCGGAAACGGATACATAGACGTCGAACCAGAAGAAGGGACTGGTGGCATAACCGGGTTAAACAAGGTTCCGGGTTATTTATTAATTTTTAAAGAAAGGTCACTAAAGCGCTGGGACGGATCCTCGACATACCCGGAGAGTTTAATAACCATAGGAGCGCCATCGCAAGAAGCAATCGTTCAAACAAAACAATCCTGTTATTATTTTAACAAGCGGGGAATTTACGAAACGACCGGCGGCTACCCAAGAAAGATATCGCGCCGTATCCAAGAAATTATAGACGCCATACCGGCGAGCTACTACTCAAGCGTTTCCGGATGGGGAGATGGTGAACGGGTTTATTTTTCAATCGGCGATATTACGTGGAGAGATTTAAATTTAAATAACGTCGTGATAATGTACAGCATCGACTCGCAGATATGGTCAGTTCTAACATTTCCGACTGAGATAAAAAGATGGTCAAATTTTGTAGACGCCAACGGAGACGAAATTATAATGGCGGGCGATAACGACGGTAATGTCTGGCAAGTTTTTAATACTGAAGCGGCGACAGACATCGACTGGCTGATTCAATACCAGGTCCAGGAATTCGGAAGCCGGGGAAGAACAAAAAGCATCGCGAAAATTGTGACGTTTACCGAACACGTAAGAAACGGAAAACTATCGATAAGAATTAACGAAAACGGTTCCTTTGAACCATACGGCAAGAACCCGGCGATAAGTCGCGAGGTGCAAGAGATTATGGGAAATATAAACGGCCGTTATTTTGAAGCCAGGATCCAAGGAAAGGGAAGACGCGCCGAAATTATCGGCGTCGATTTCCCGGAAATTGACGTAAACTTAAACTATGGCAACTAATACCCCAGAGACAATTAAAGTGACAATTTACGACCTCGGTTATTCTAAATCTTTAACCAAGGATGATGATTTTTATACAGAAAACGCACAGGTAGCTAACCGGGTAACAAGCGGCGTCCCGGCCGGGAGTTTATTGGGCGGAGAGACAACCGGAAACACAACGATGACTGACGGCAACTATCAATCAAGCAATTATTTATACGGCGTCTCAGGCTGGAGCCTGGAGCCAGATAACGCTTATTTTTGGAACGTCACTATCTCGGGAACCCTGGTATCATCGAACATCCACATTCCGGATGAAAACGTAACCGAAGACTCGTTTCATACCGACTCCGACG